AAAGCCCTCAATGTGCTGAACAGACACCCTATTATCACTAAAGGGGGACTCTTGGCGATTCTTGGGTTGGCCGTCGGTCCCAAAATTTTCGGCGGCCTCAAGGGCATGTTCGATATGTTCCGGGGCCGATCCGGCAAGGGAGGCGTCCCCGGTCTGCCCGGTTTGGGGAAGACGCCTATCCCCGTCTATGTGGTGAACAACCCGTCGCGGCTTGGATATGGCGGCAGCGCGAAAACGCCTGCTGGAGGAGGTGCGACTGGGGGACTTTTCAAGAGAGGCCCCGGCGGGCTCCTTGGCGCGGGCAAAGGGCTTAGAGGAATGCTTGGGACGGGACTGACCATAGGCGCCGCCGGTCTGGGAACGACGGCGCTGGCGGCGACCGCAGCCGGTGCAGGAGGCTATGCTTTCGGAGCAGGCGCTAACTGGGGCATCAATCAGATTGTCTCCAAGCTCACCGGTGGCATGAACGACACCTTTGGCGGGTGGCTATATGACGTTCTCCATAAGCCGGAACGCACGGAGGTGAAGAACGATATCGCCATATCACTGGCTATAGACGAGTTCGGCAGGCTGTCGGCCTCGACAACCGACATGAATACGCACATCGATTTGCCCAGAGGAAAATTCTGATGGCCGAGAAATTCCAGGCCGCCATAGACGGCATCGAGTTCGACTGCGAAACGCTGGAGGACAGCTTCGAAAAGGCCATTGCCCGGCATGAGTTTCCCTACCGACCGGGGGCGCTCCTGGAGGACATGGGGCAGAAGGCGCGCGTGATCAAGATCCGCTGCTTTTTCCTGAACGAGCGGTACGAGTTCCACAAAGCCCTGATCGATTATATCAGAGAGACCGACCACGCATACGAGCTGACTCACCCGCAATACGGCCTGATCAAGGGACAGATCGAATCGATGGTTGTCCGCCATGACGATCGGGCAGAGACGGCCGAGATAGACCTGACCTTTGTCGAAAACCTGACCGGCAGTATCGAGACCGCCTTCGCGCCGTCCGTTGCCGCCGGTACGGAAGAAGCATGGATCACCGGCCAGGCGGAGCTGGCTGATGAGATGGAGCGAGATATCCGGGATGAATTTCCGAGCGACTTTGATGCTCTGCTGAAGGAGATCGACCCCGCACTGCCGACGCTCTTCGAGCAGTACAGCGGCTTGACCAGGGAAGCCCGGGCATACGTCAGACAGGTCGATCAGTATGTGGGGGGATTGAAAGAAACACTGAACGAGATTGTCTCGCCTGCAAATTCCCTGGTGAGTACGACTGATTACGGGACAAACTTGCCCGGTGTGGTGATGGGCAGCCTGGCGGGGGCAATCGAGCGCCATGCCTTGCTGTACGACACGCTGCGGGCATCTCCCGATCGGTTTTTTCAGAGCTTTCATACCGGTGTGGAAGAGATCGAGGATTCGTTCGATCGTTTCGATACATACACCATGATCGCAAAGGGCCAGCGGGAGGCGCTTGAACTGGGAGTTATCCTGGAGGAGGACCAGGCACGAAGTCAGGCCGCGAGGCAGGCGGCGGAGGGAGCAGCCTTCTCTCCCCTGGGCCGTCTGCAAAAGGATATCTCCGGTACCGAGCAGATCCTGACGATAACCGAGATCGAAAGCGCCCTGGCAACGGTCCGGTCGGATCTGCAGAATGCCATAGACGCGGCCCGCGAAATGCAGTCATTGAAGACGCTGGCGGCGATACTGACCGATCATGTGATCACGATCAAAAAGTCCCGGCCGCCTCTGGTGACCGTGCCTATAGATAACGCCATGCCGCTCCATCTGATCTGTCTGAAGTATGGCCTGGCATACAACGAGGCCGATCAGATCATGGCCATAAACCGGATACGCAACCCGAACTTTACCTCCGGAGAGGTACAGGTCTATGTCCGATAGCGTCACACTGAAGATAGGCGGACAGGCAATCGAAAACTTCCTCTCCTATTCGATTGAGGCGGATATCTATACGGCCGATGATGCGTTTACCCTCGATGTGGCGAATCCGGAGATCCGGATCGAACCCGGGAAGCTGTGCGAGTTGTATGTCAATGGCGAGCGGGAGATGACCGGGATCGTCGACCGCATCAATGACGGATACGGCAGACGCGGATCTTCCATCAGGATCGAAGGGCGCGACCTGTGCGGGCTCCTGACCGATTCGCACTGTGAGGAGGGTGTAACCCTTGAGGATATGAGCTGCAAGGAGCTGGCTGAGCGGCTGCTCTCAAAAGTCCCCTTTATCAAGCGGAGCGATATTGCGTACCAGGAGAATATCAAGCTGGATACCCCGCAGGAGTTCGGGCAGATCGAGCCGGGACAGACTATCTTCGAGGCGCTGAAGGAGTACGCCGGGAGCCGGGGAATGATGTTTTTCTATCTTCCGAAGGGCACATTCGTCTTCGGCAAGCCCAGGAATGGTGGCAAGCCTCTGTATTACCTCTATACGCGCAAGTCTGATCCCGGAGAAAACAACATCCTGGAGGGAGACCGTGTCAGAGATATATCCAGGCGTTATTCTAAGATCTCTGTCATCGGACAGCAGCAGGGTACGGACGATTACGGTTCAGACGATATCAATACCGAGGGAACTGTGATCGATGCCACCTTTCCGTTCTACAAGCCCTATATTGCCACGGACAATAACGACTCTCAGAGCCCGAAACTGCGCGCGCAGATGATGATGGAGCGGATGAGGTTCGATGGTTACCAGCTTAAGTACCGTGTGGCAGGACACAGCCAGAACGGGCGCAACTGGCGCATCAATGAGATGTGCCGGGTGATCGATGAGAACTTTGGGATCGATGGCAACTACCTGATATACGGCAGGACGTTTGAACGATCGGAAAAGGGCACGTTTACAACGCTGAAATTGAGTTATCCGGGGGTGGTTTAATGAACGTCGCGGGGATCGATCGCCTTGAAGCTGGTATTGAATGGGCTCTTCCTGACGGGCTCCAGAGTAACGGACTCTCGAGCGGAACAGCACCCACGGTTGACGTCTCTCAGAAAGCGCTGAGCGGCAAAAGATTCCGCCTGGATCGTGATGGTTTCACGTCCGAGATCATAGGTGATCCTGTCTCCGTCGATGGCCTTTACCCTGACGGCTTCGAGGATGACCATAGACGGGCGATCATGCGGCACGGAGGTGAAGGAACCCGCCCGGTAACAGGACTCGGCCCATGTCGGACCGGCGGCCAGGATCGTAAAGGCAACAAGGATGATGATCAGATGCGCTCGTCTCATGAGGGAATAGTAATATGATCAGGGGAATTATTCAAGGGGTAATCGAGGGCGTGATCAAACGCTTCACCGCCTCCGGCAGACCGGGAGAGACGATCACAAACCGGGAATATTTTCAGCATTACGGCTTTACGTCGCGACCCCTCGAAGGGGCGGAAGCGATCATTATCAAAGAAGGCAATCACATCGTCATGATCGCTTCGGATGACCGCCGTTACCGTATCGCCCTGGAGGAGGGCGAGGTCGCACTCTATACGGACGAGGGGGACAAGATTCACCTGAAGCGGGACAGGACAATCGAGATTGTAAGCGGAAACAAGCTGGTCGCGACGGTCGATAACGAAGTGGATATCACGACAAAAATGGCCGTTGTCACTGCTTCGACGAGCTGCCAGGTGAACAGCCCGGTGATCAATCTGGGGGGGGATCGCGGCGGATTGCAGGCAATCTGTGACGAGCGCCTGATCGCATGGCTGTCCGCTCATACCCATTCGGGAGGCGCTGCGCCGGATCAGGCACTTGGCGCCGAAGACGTCTGCACCGAAATCACGAAGGCGGGATGAGCATGGATTTCAGTCTGAACATCGACAACCGGACAGGGCTTGCGGGGATGACCTTCGAGATGGCCACGGACGGCAATCTCGCCAATAACGTCTATCTGAGCCTGATGATCAAGAGGGGATCGTTTTTCCAGAACCCCGCCTTCGGCTCGCGCCTCCATCTCTTGCAACGGGCGAAGAATACGTCCCGAACCGAAGCCCTTGCGGTCGAGTACTGCAAAGAGGCGCTGCAATGGCTCATCGATGTGGGCAGGGTCGCCGAGATTTGATTTTTACACGCAGCGGGACCGGGTGCAGGATCTCCACCGATTGAAGATCCTGATCGAGGCGACCAAAACCGATGGCGGGCAGGTATCGTTTACGACATTCGTGGAGGTGGCATAGTGGATCAAAAGTCTTTTGACGAGCTTCTCGACGCAATCCTGGCCGACTGGCGTAACCAGTTTCCGGTCAGCGGATACATCCCNNGGGAGCCTGATTTTCATCAAATCGGCCTGCCTGGCGTCGGCTCTCTGGGGTCTCTACCGCTATCAGGAATGGATCTCCCGGCAGATCTTCCCGGATACGGCGGACAGCGAGAACATGGAGCATCATGCTTGGGTGCGCGGTCTCTCGCGCCGGTCGAGCGAGACGGACGCCGAGCTCCTGACCCGTCTGTTCGAGTATATCAGGCGGCCGCCGGCAGGGGGGAACAGCTCCGATTACATCAAGTGGGCACTGGATGTCGACTACGTTGCCGCGGCATGGTGCTTCCCGCTGGGCCAGGGGCTGGGCACGGTGGATGTCGTTATTATGGCCGATGAAGACCATACGGGAAGCGAGATCCCGACCGATCACGCCTTGACGGGAAGCGTGACGGATACAGCCGAGAAGAAGCTCATCGACAGCGGGGCGACCTTTGCGGACACGGTCCGGGCGGGCGATATCGCCGTGAATGACGATCTCGATACCGAAGCGGTGATCACGGCGGTGGATGGCGATACACAGCTGAGCCTTTCCGCTGACATCTTCACGGAAGCCGCGCAGAGCTACACCATTAAATCTTTAACCGTCCAGGTCAAGGAGTATATCGACACAGTAAGGCCTGTAACAGGGCACCTGATCCGGGTCCTGGCCCCCTCTATTCAGTCGGAAGATATCACCATGACAGTAGGGGGCACGGCTGACACGAGCCGCATCACTGCCGATATTACTGCCCTCCTGAACGCCCTGGGGCCGGGAGATGTACTGTATGTCGATCAGATCAAGGCGATCGCCATTAACAACGGGGCAACCACGGTCTCCTCGTTGACCCCGGCCGCGGATGTGACGCCGGACGCATACGAGATGATCCGTCCGGGGACGATCACCATATCGTGAGGCGAGCATGAACCACGCTGATATCCTGAAGCTGTTGTTCCCCGCCGAGATCGTCGGGGAATGCGAGGCCGATATCGAGACCGAAGGGGCTCAGTTCGATGCCGTCCAGACATCGGCGGAGGACGTGCTCCGCGAGATGTTTGCCGATGTGACGTATCGGCTCCTGACGTCGTATGAGCGCGCCTATGGATTGACACCGGAGGATGGCGATCCGCTCCAGGTACGGCGGCTGGCATTGCTCCGGAGGATGAGAGAGATTGGAGGACTCTCACGGGCATATTTTCTCGCACAGGCCGCGGCCTACGGCATTGAGATCACGATCGACGAATTTACCCCGTTCATGGTGGGATGGAGCCGGGCCGGTGATCCTCTCGCGCCGTACGAGGTGATCTGGCTGTGGCGGGTTAACGCACCCGAAACCACGGAGTATAAATTCCGGACGGGAGAGTCCGTCTCGGGAGAACGACTGGGATGGTGGAAAGCGGGCATCCTCGAGGATGTTTTTGAGGAGCTGAAACCCGCGCACACAGAACTATTATTCACATACGGATCATAGGAGGAGGAGATCATGGGAAAAACAGTCTTTGAGGACGGCGATCCCGGGACCGGGACTCTCGGCACAATAGTGACCGCAGAATTTCTGAACGCTCTGAACAATCACCGCCACACCGGCCGCGATATCGACGGGGAGGGCGCGCTCGATTACGCGGTGGCCACCGGCAGCGCCAACGCCTACGCGATTGAGCTGACGTCGACCCTCGATGAGTACATCGAGGGCATGCCGATTGTCTTCCAGGCGAATCACGATAACACGGGGGCTGCCACCCTGGATGTGAACGAGCTGGGGGCTGTGGCCATCAAGAAAAACGGGGGCTCCGCATTGGAGGCTGGAGATATTGTTTCGGGTCAGGTCGTTACCGTTGTTCACGACGGCACATATTTCCAAATGCAGTCCCCTCCGGCAGTTCCCGTACACGGGGCACTCATTGGCGATGGAACAGCCGGGCGGGTAGTTCGTCAGATGATGGTGGTAATCGCTAATGGGACCAACGCGTCAACGATCAAGGTCAGTACATCTCTCGACGAGTTGTGGAATGGTAACGCCATATCCGAAGAAGACAACCTGGGGAAGGGGGGGGATACCGGGAATTTTGCCTTGGACATAAATGGCCAGAGGTTATCCATTGAGGGCGGTTTTACCGGTGACCCCGTTGCAGCTCTCGCGGTTATAATGGCCGATAATAATACGGGGACTGCGATAACATGCAACGCCAGAGTCTTTGGCGGAGCCCTCCGGTTATATTTCAACAACGCTGCGACCGGAGCCTTTGTCGATTTAACCAGTCTCCTCGATTCGGGGTCCCCTTTACACATAGATCTTACCTACGTAACAAGTGAATAAGGAGTATTATGATGAGTAAATGGATATCAGAAACCGTGGGTATGGTCAGCAAGGCTCAGCTGCAATCGTTCCGCAGCGACCTGTGGAGGGGCCTTCTGACCAAAAACGGGCTCGATCTCAACATGTATCCGTGGTGGTCGGCAGAAGAGAACGCATTGGAAAAATCGTTATTTAAGACGGCTGACCAAGATTATGAGGCAAGAAAGGCAGCTTTGGCCGGTAGCTTGAGCGCTCTGTCATCAGGTGATCTCGATATCTATTTCGACGAAATCGGAGTGGAAAGACAGAGCGTGGAAGACTATCTCCACAATAGCCCATTTGAAGTTCCAAGCGAATAGCGGATGGCATTCCAGGGAGCGACCACTCCCTAAGAACCTGCAAACCGTCCCCCGCAGGGCGGTAACCCGCTACCATCCGCACACCGAAAAGTTGCGGCATATATAGCAGGGTTGCCCCATAAACTCAATTCCTAAGGGGGATCTGCTGATGAGAAGTTTTTTGTCATACATGGGAGGGAAATCTCTACTCGCACCGAAAATACTAACGAGAATTCCCGAGCACCATTGCTATTGTGAAGTGTTCGCCGGAGCTGCTTGGATATTATTCAGAAAAGATGAGTCCAAGGTTGAAATCATAAATGACATCAATACCGATCTGGTTAATCTGTACCGGATCATCAAACACCATATCGAGGAATTTGTCAGATATCTGAAATGGATTCTTGTCTCACGAGATGAGTTTGCCAGGTTCAGGGCGGAAACGCCTGAAACCCTAACGGATATCCAGAGGGCGGTGCGCTTCTACTATATGATGCGGTGCGGATACGGAAGTCGGATCAAGAATCCGGCCTTTTCCATATCCCCTTTGCGGCGGTCCAACTTTAACCTGCTGAGGGTGGAGGAAGAGCTGTCAATCGTTCATCTTCGTCTCTCCAGGGTGTACGTCGAGAATATGGATTACGCAGCTCTGATCCCCCGTTTTGACCGCCCAGGGACCTTCTTTTACCTCGACCCACCCTATTATGGCTTCGAGGACTACTATGGTGATGGAGTATTCTCGAAGGATGATTTCAGCAAGATCAGGGACATCCTGACGAGTATCCAAGGCAAGTTTCTGCTCTCGATCAATAATGTTCCTGAGATCCGGGAGTTGTTCAAAGGGTATTACATCGAATCGGAGCAGACCACCTACCTGGCGGCAGGGGCAAACAAGAAGAAAAAAGTTGGAGAGCTGCTCATATCGAATTACGATCAAAAGCAGGTGCAAAACAAGCATCGTGGATGAGATAATCAAACACACTTTGATACAATCAAACAACTTTGGGAAGTGAGTTTTAACATTTTTTGCGCCTTAGTTTTAACATGCGGCTACATCAGCGGAAGTGTCAGGAGCACGTAATATGTCCGGAGTTGTAGCACGTAATCTGTCCGGTTAGGATGAGTCACCGGGAGGTGACCAATGAGACGGACGGAGATGCTACAGGAGGTCCGGAGGATGCGGTTTGAGGAGGCATATGATGTATGGACGGAGAGGCGATTGACGCAGGAGGANGCGGCGCGGATGTTGGGGGTCTGTGATCGAACCTTCCGGCGATATATCGATCGTTACGAAGAGNGGGGGCTGGATGGGTTATTGGACAAGCGGTTAACGCAGGCATCATCACGTCGAGCACCCGTGGATGAAGTGATGGCACTCGCCCGGCAGTATGAAGGTCGGTATCGGGGCTGGA